CGACGATACCACCAGCGAGACGCGCAAACCACTGCCGCCGAAGCTCGTGGCGACCGGAACGCCTGGCGGCACTGTCGATGTGGTAATTCTCTCGAAGGCTGCGAACGAGCCCCTGCACACCATGTGTCAGCGCGCTATCGACTCGTGCAAGGCCGGCGCTGGTCGCCACCTGGTCAACATCATGGTGATCGAACAAGAAGACGTTCTGAAGTACGACGGTGCCACGACCATCCGTGATGCTGGCGAATTCAACTACAACAAATTTGCAAACTCGGCCGCCGCGCGTGGAAATGCGCCATGGATCATGGTTGCCAACTCCGATCTCGTGTTCGAGGACGGCTGGTTGGACGCTCTGTTGGCGACAGGCCGTGAGTGCGTGTCGCCTGTAGATCCGTCACATCGCACGCAAAAGAATGTCCGTCATGACGAGGCAGGCTGGCAGAACGGCCATCACTTCAGCGGCTGGTGCTTCATGGTCAGTCGGGCGCTGTGGAAGCGCATCGGAGGATTCGACGAATGCGTGTCCTACTGGTGCAGCGATAACGTCGTCATCGAGCAGTGCCGTGCCGTCGACGTGATGCCGCTGGTGGTTGCCAAGTCCCGTGTGCGTCACTTGGGATCGCAGACGGCTCAGAAGCCACCGGACGATGCGACCTGGGCACAGGTTCGAATCTTCAACCACAAGTATCCCCAGCGTCGAATCTTCAACGCTGATTCTCGCTACCTCAACTACTGCCGAAAGAATGGGCTTGCAGCATGAACATCATTCTCGTTTCCCATCCGTCCCGTGCTCACTATGTACACCTGTTGCAGCAGAACCTACCGGTCATGACCACGGTCATCAATACCGTTAGCGCGAAGGACGGTCATCGTCAGGCGCTCATGCACGCGGAGAGAACGAAGGGCCGCGTGATCATCATGGAGGACGACGCAATACCTGTTCGTGACTTCGAGTCCCTGGCGAAGTTCTGGTGTGACGCTCACCCGGACGCCCTGCTGTCGTTCTATCTCGGCACGAGTCGACCGTTTCAGTTCCAGGCTCTGATCGCAGAACGGATGCGCATCGCAGACCTCCAGAACAGAGGTGAGATAACGCTGCCAACGCTTATCCACGCTGTGTGCTATTCGATACCGGAAGGCCAGGTTTCGCGTGTGCTCGATTCGCTCGATGGGGTTACACAGACTAAAGAGGCCGATTTCGCTATCGGTGCGGCATGGGGTCGCTCGGTGGTGTACCCGGTAGAATCGCTCGTGCAACACCGCGATGGATCGCCTGTCGAGCGACATCCTGACGGGATGGTTCGCAGCGAGCCGCGAGTTGCCCGGCGCCTTGCCGGTTCGCTGATGTTCATTTCGTAACTACTGGAGAGTTCACATGAACCCCGCTTCCAACGGCATGACAATTGCCGGTATCGTCATCCTCTCGATCATCGTTGTGATCCTCGCGCTCGCACTGATCAAGGCCCACTACCCGAACAGCGCGACAGCGAAGGCTGTCGGCGAAGTCGAGCGGTTCGCGCAGTCGGCTGAATCTGTCGTGGAGCACGTCGTTGACCCGCTGATCTTCAAGGCCGAAATCGGCGTGGGTAACGAACTGGTGGCATTGCTCAGCAGAATCGAGCAGCAGCTCACCAGCACGGCGGCCGAGGATGCGCTGATTGCGGAGGCCCAGCAGTATCTCGAACGTGTCACCGCCGAAGTGCAGACCAAGATCAACGCAGCGAACTCGGCCAAGCAAGCCAAGATAGCCGCGACTCAGGCGCACGTTGCAACATTGACGGCAGCAATTCCCGGCCCGACCGTCTAATCAGGAGTTCGTCCATGACTACCCCCATCGACCTCGATACCGCGCGTGCGTTCCTGAAAGCCGATGGGGACGATGACGACCTCATCAACGCGCAGATTTCGAGCGCCACGCAGATTTGCGAGGACTACTGCAACCGTGCGTTCTACGTTGACGCTGCCGGTCAGCAGGACGATTTCTCGCAGGCGCTGATCGACCGCACGGCGGCGCTCCTGAATCGCAAGACGGCCATGGACAGCGTTACCGGCTCCACGCCGGACGACGACATCACGCGGGCGATGATCCGCGATCACTACATTCAGGTGCTCGGCCAGATCACGCAGCGCATCAACGGTATCGTTTTGGATGACGCCATCAATGCGGCCATCTTGATCACGCTCGGCCACCTGTACAAGAACCGCGAGGACAATCTGGCGACGGGCAACAATGTCGTTCAGGTGCCCGTGGGAGCACAACGCATCCTGCAATCGAAGCTGTGGATCGGCAATCTGGCAGACGGTGGCGTGTGCATCGATTGGACGGCCATTCCGCCCGTAGAAGGGAGTTGATCCCATGACGGTCAAGTTCGACAAGTTCAAAGCCGCTCTCGAAGCATTGTGCATTCAGCATGGTGTCGTTATCGGTTCCGAGTTGTACGACTGCCCGGCCATATGGGATCGCATTGGCGACGAAGAACCGATCCACCAGGACTGCTTGCGTGATCACACGCAGTCGTCTCAACCCGTTCCAGGGGCACGAAATGACCATCGGCGAAAAGAATAGGTTCATCACGATCAACAAGCGGTCGACCACCACGGACGGCGCTAACGAATCGACTGGATGGGTGCTCCACAAGAACAAGTGGGCCGAGGCAATGGGGCAGACCGGAATGGGCCGGATTCGCTCCGAGGCCAGCGCGGGAGGGATCAATACCGACCTCCAGCGCTACTCGTTTCGCGTCAATTACGATTTGTCCATCGACAATACGATGCAAGTCGTCATGAAGGTGCTCAATCCTGACGGCTCGTTCTCGTACGTGTCGCTCGACATCCAGTCGGTCAACCATGACCACGCCGGCCGCTCGCACTCCGACCTTGTGTGTCAGACGGGCGGCTCAAATGGCTAGAGTTGTCCAAGCCGTTACCGGCATCGAGGACATCTTCAAGGGGCTTGAAGCGTTCTCGACTCTGCGCGAACCGATAGCGCGGGCAATGGGCGTGGCAATGGGACAGACCGTTCGTGATGAGGCTATTGTTCGAGCGCCAGAGCTGAAGCCGGGCGATGAGGGCTATGACAACCAGCGGCGCGGTCAGCTCAAGGAGGCGCTTTATCTGGCGTTCGACGGCCGTCGCTCGATCCTCAACGCCGGACACCTGGTCTATCAGGTGTCGTGGAACGCCAAGAAGGCCCCGCATGGCCACCTGGTGGAGTTCGGTCACTGGATGGCGTACAAATGGGCGCGTGGGGAAGAAGGCAAGTTCTACACGCCTCTCCAGGGGACGCACAAGGTCGACGGTCGCAAGCGTGGCAAGGGCTACCCGATTGATGGTGGAGGTTTCTACGTCAACACACATCCGTTTCTCGGCCCAGCGTTCGACGCCAAGCTACCGCGTCTTGGTGACATTGCAACCGAAGCCGGTAAGGCTGCGTTTTCGAAAGTAATGAAATGACACTCGCCGAAATCATTCCGTCGATCCTGAACAGCCTGGTCGATAGCCGCGTATGGCAACTCGCTACGCCGGACAACCTTCCGCGAGGCACAGACGGTCAGATTCTGCCGTTCGTTCTCTGGCATCGAGTGGGCGGCCAGGACAGCGAGTTCCTGGATCAAACAATGTCCGACAAGCGGCATGCTCGCATTCAGGTGCAGTCGTGTGCACCTGGCGGTATCGCTGCCGATACGCTCCACGAGGCGGTCTGTCAAGCTCTGCTCGCCTCGGCTTATACTGTCGGGGTCTTGGGTTCACCTGTTGGAACCTATGACGCTGATCGCAAGCTGCACGCCCCATGGCAACAGTTTTCGATTTGGTTCCAACCTTAACCTGTAGGAGAGTAACGAAATGTCTTCAGACTTCATCAACGGTTCCAAGTACGCGTTCAGCACGCTGCTTGGCTTGATCATCCCCATCACGGCCATCAGCAACGACGCGCCGCCAGTCATCACGGCATCGTCGATGCCCGCCAACGATGACATCATCCTGCTGCAATCGAACTGGAGCGACCTCTCGGACACCGCCGTTTACACGGACAGCCTCGGCCACCTGTTCGAGCTGGATACCACCAACACGGACTTCTTTCCGCCCGGCGAGTCCGAGGGCAGCTACCAGGTGGTGTCCGGCTTCGTCAGCCTCACGCAGATTCGCGAAGTCGCCCAGTCGGGCGGCGACACGAACTCGTTCACCTACGCGTACATCGAAGATCGTTCGACGCGCCAGCGTTCGAAGCCGACCGACAAGAACCCGCTCGTGCTGACGTTCACGCTCGACCGCGATCCGTCGCTGCCGTGGTTCGACGCGCTGGACACGCTGGACAAGTCGCGCCAGCTCGTGACGATGCGTGAAACGTTCAAGACCGGCGAACAGCTCCTGTACACGGGCTTCGTCTCGTTCCAGAAATCGCCTTCGCGCACGCGCAACGAGAACATGACCGTCACCGCGACGTTCAGCGTCAACTCGGAAATCATCAGCGTGCCGGCGTCCTTCCCGAGCGGTTCGTAACCGTAAGGGCTGGGGGTTGGTGGGTGTCAGCGGGACGCCCATCGACCCCCTGTTTCATCCCGCTATCCCGCTTCAAGGTATCGAAATGCTCACCAAGCAAACCCCCGAAACGATCAAGGCTCGCCTCACGGTGAAGGCGCAGGGCGTGGAAACCGACCTGCTGCTGACCTACATCAACCACAAGCCGGAAGAGTTCGACGCATTCGTCAAGAACCCGGACGTGCTGAAGATCCCCGACGACGTGAACAAGTCCGATACCCGGCTGGCTCTCGCGCACGTCAACGCGACGTTCGTCCTGTTCCTCGTGAAGTCGTTCGACGACGGCACGGATACCACGTTCCCGCTGACCCGCGCCGGCCTGATCGACCTCGAATCCCACTGGCCCGAAACGCTGCCTGGCATCGTCGCCGGCTACCACCAGGCGCGTGGGGCGGCAGTACAAAAAAACTGACCGGGGCAGTCGCTACGTTCTACTGGCGCCCGCCCACTGAGCAAGAGCTGGGTGCGTGGGCCGGCAAGAAGACGTTGGCGAACTTCCCCGAACCAGAGCACCCCACGTGGGACGAGAACTTTGACGCCCTGCACTGGTTTCGTTCCAACCTCACCCAGTTTGTCTACAATGGCTTCGGCGCGACGGGCTTCAACTACGCGATTGCATACCGAGACTTTGACGATATGGGTTTGTCAGGTGACCAGCTCGATGAGTGGAAATGGAAGCTCAAAGTGATGGAATCCGAGGCGCTGTATCACATGAACAAGAAGCCCGCCTAGCGCGGGCTTTTTCTTTGGAGTAACGAAATGAGCGACACCGTAGACATTGGCGCAGCCCGGGTACGATTGATTGTCGATGCCGACAGCTTCGAGGAAGCTGTTGCGGCGGGCAAGATCGCCATTCGTGGCTTCGCGTCCGACGCACAGGCTGCGTACGACCGCACGGAGAAAGCAACGCGGCGCGCGGCTGATGCTCTGCTGGACTATACCCACGCGCTGGGTTCTGCTGACAGCACGATGACCAAGCTGATCACGCGGGCGTCAAACCTCGGCGTGGAAAAGACGCTGATCGACGCAGCCGTGCGATCCTGGCAGACTCATAACGACAAGCTCGAAGCCGCCGCCGCCGCACAGGCCGGCTATAACGAATTGGTTCGTCAGGGCGCCGCAGACGAGAAGGCTGCGATGGCTGCGGCCAACGCGGTAGCACAAGCACGGTTCCAGAATCTCCAGGAAGCACGCGCCGCACAGAGCCAGCAGGCGATCAACAATCTCGTTGCGCCGGGTCTCGCAATCAACACAGACGCGAGTTCGCACCGACTGGCCGCAGAGGAAGTGTTTGCTTCGATCATCGCGCAAGAGAATGCTCTGCTCGAAGCACAGGCCGAACTGGCAAAGACCGCTGCCAACGATCAAGCTGAGCATGTACGGGCTGTCAGTGCCGCGTATAAGGAGCTGTTGAACACGCAGGACGCGGAGGAACAGCGCCTGCGAAGCATTGCGAATCTTCAGGCCGAACAGCGCATCCAGAACCTCCAGGACGCTCGTGCCGCGCAGTCGCAACAGGCGTTCAACAATCTGGTGGCACCGGGTCTGTCGGTCAACACGCAATCCAATAATCAGCGTGCTGACGCTGAAGCTGCGTTCGCCAGCATTGTCGAAGCGGAAAACGAAAAGCTCTCGAAGCAAGAAGAACTCGTGAACCTGATCGCTCAGGCTCGCCAGGCTTCGAACGCTGAGAACGCGCAACAGAATTTCAACAGGCTGCTCGGCATTCCGCAGGAGGAAGAAAAACTGGCGTTGATTCAGCGGCGCAAGGATGCCGAGGCCGCCTATCTGCCCATTCTCGAACAGGAAGCCAGGCTGGAGCAGGAGAACTCGCAGCTCGCAGCGAAGCAGCAGGCGTTCGTCCAACAATTGGAGAACACGGCTACGACGGCCGGCAAGACCTATTACGAAATGCTCCAGCTTCGGGCGGCCGAACTGGGGCTTGGAGAGGCGTACCAACCGCTGATCAACAAGATCCGTCAGCAGAACGAATCGATGGGCGCCGGAACGCTGTCGGCCAAGCAGTATCAGTTCGCTCTGCGCGGTCTGCCGGCCCAGTTCACCGACATCGTGGTGTCGCTCCAGGGCGGTCAGCGGCCATTGACGGTTCTGCTGCAACAGGGCGGACAGATCAAGGATATGTTTGGCGGCGTGGGCAGCGCCGTGCGAGTTGTCGGCCAGGAAGTCGTCAAGATCGCAACCAACCCGCTGTTCATCCTGGCGGGCGTGGCTGCGCTGGTTGCTACTGCGTTCGCCGAAGCGTCGTCACGTACTACGGATTTCGCGATTGCTGCATCCAAGGGAAACCTCGTTGCGGGTAACGCTAAGGGTTTGTCCACGCTCGCCGAACAGCTCTCGAAGTTGAACAACATCAGCATCGGTCATGCAGACGAGGCCGTGCAGTCGCTCGCTGCGGCCGGCAAGTTGACTGGCGACAATTTCAGGCTTGCGGCCGAGGCGTCGGCCCGCTGGGCAACCGTCACCGGGCAATCGGTGGATGACATCACCAGCAAGTTCAACAGCCTGGCGAACGATCCCATGCAGGCCGTTCTCGACGGCACGCTGAAGGTGACGGAGGCTCAATACGATCAACTCGAAGCGTTCGAGCGTACCGGCCAGAAGGTGAAGGAAACGCAGCTTGCGGTGAAGCTGTACTCCGACCAGATCAATACCGATAGCGCTGCCGTGCTGGCGAATCTGTCGGCCGGTGCGCGTGGATGGATCGAACTGAAGGACGCCATTACCAACGCATGGCACGAGCTGACCGGCTTCGTTACCGAGGCGGCTGGTTCTTCGTTCAACGTTATCAGCAAGAAGGGGATTCTTGCGTCTCTGGCGAACCCTGCTGGAACGATGGCACAGATTGCCGGTCTGAGAGGTGAGCCATCCGCACCGTCGGACGGTGCGGTAGCAGGTATGACCAGCGATCAGGCCGCTCAGCGCAATGCAGCCATGTCGGCGGCAGCGTTCTCGCAGGGCACGAAGCTGACGACCGATCAGGTCAACGCGAACAAGGAACTCCAGAAGTCCATCGATGACCTGGGCACGAAGCAGCAGAAGTTCAACGCGGCGCTCGTGCTGGAGAATGGGCTGCTCTCTCGTTCGAGCGAAGGCTTCCTCAAGCTCAACGGCATTGTGAAGTCGACGGCCGGCACGTTCAGCGGCCCCGGTTACGACAAGCTGGTGAACGGTCTGCGGTTGAAAATCTTCGGCCAGAACGAAGGCGGCGATCCGACGAAGCCGATCAAGGAATGGGAAAAGACGGCTCTCGACTCGCTGAAGAACGTCGGCCAGGCCCAGGAGTATCTGTACCAGCAAGGCTCGACCGACACCAAGACCTACTACGCCATCCAGGAAGGGCTGGCGAAGGGTGAGGAAATTATCCAGCTCCAGTCCATCGATGCGCAAATCAAGGCGCTCACGGGTCGAGCGAACAGTGAATCTCAAATCGCGGCGCTGATCCAGCAGCGGTCGACGGTGGAACAAACCTATGCGTCGACCAAGGCGAAGCTCGATCATGAGGAACTGCTGGCGATTCAGGCGAAGGTCAACGCGTACCACGACTATGTTCAGGGGCTCGCTGATGCCAACATCCAGCTCTCTCGCCAGGGTGATCAGGCTGCTGCCGCAGTAGGCCAAGGATCGCGCCAGCAGGGGCTCTCGCAGGCGATTTCGAACGCCAAGAACCAGGCCGATTTGCGTGATCGCGCCGCACAAGACGCAGTGGACGCTCTTGGCGCTGGCGATCATACGGCCGCACAGGCTGAAGCAGACAAGAAGATCGCGGCTAACGCGGCAGCGCTGTCCACGCAGCTCACGATCTTGAAGGGCAACTACAGCGAACTGACGGCAGCGCAGTCCGATTGGAGTAACGGCGCGACGAAGGCGTGGCAGAACTGGAGCGACCAGGTGTCCAACGTCGCGGCGCAAACAGATACCCTGTTCACCGGCATGTTCAACGACTTGACGAACGACTTGTTGAACTTCGTCAAGACGGGGCATTTGTCGCTTCAGTCGTTCCTGGATGATGCCGTCACGCAAATCGAAAAGAGCGGTCTGCAGTATGCGTTGCAGCAGGCATTGAAATATCTGAACACTGCGAACAATTCGGGCAGCGGGGACGGATCGTCGAGCGGAACCTACGGGACGAACTACGGTGGCCTGCTGACCAGCATTGGATCGCTGCTGTTCTCCGCGAAGGGGAACGTGTTCCCGGCCGGTACTGGTTTGTCATCGTACCGAAATAGCGTCGTGAGCAGCGCCACAGTGTTCCCGTTCGCGAAGGGCGGCGTTCCCAACGTCGGCGTGATGGGTGAGAAGGGGTCGGAAGCGATCATGCCGCTCACTCGAACGTCTGGTGGCGAACTGGGTGTCAAAATGCAGGGTGCCGCTCCCTCGAAGGTAACGAACGTGAACCAAACCATCGTAGTGCCGGGCGCAAACACTCGCCAAACGCAAGACCAAACCGCGATCAAAGTTTTTGGCGCCGCACAACGCGCCGCACGTCGGAGCTGACCCATGACATTCACCGCGAACTATATCGATCACCGCCTCAGCCAGAAGGCGACCAACTCGTTCCGGCGAGTCGTTACCGGCAAAACGAACATCGTCAGCATGGCGAGCGGTCGCGAGCGGCGCAATGCGGCGTGGGCATTCAAAAAGATGACGTTCACCGCTTCGTTCGCGCTCCTGTTGCCCGATGTCCAGGACGAGGTCTACGGAGCGTATTATGCGGCTAACGGTCAGCTCTTGCTGTTCCGGTTCCGTGATCCTGCCGATTGGAAAGCGAAGGACAGTCCGCTGCTGGTGTCGTCCGATTTGATCGGCACCACGACGCCGGTGCAGCTCACGAAGCGTTATCTGTTCGGGCCGGCGTACGCTGACCGCACGATCCAGGCGGTATCGACATGCTTCGTCAAGACGCCGGGCGGCAGCGACTTCCCCGGTACCATCGATCACGCGCTGGGAATGTTCACGCCCGATGGCGCGTGGGGATCAGGTCAATACACCTGGTCGGGGACGTTCGATTTGTGGGTTCGGTTCAACAGCGACGAACTGGACGTGACCATGACCACGCTCGACGTTGCAACCACCGATGTCGAATTGGTCGAGCAGATCGCAACCAACTTCAGCGGATCGTAACCATGCCACGCTATATCCCAATCGCTCTTGCAGAGCACATCCATTCGGGCGCAACAACGATGTGCACGCTCGTGAAGGTGACGCCAGTTCAACCAGGATTCATCGAGTTCGGGATCACCACTCTCGACCGAGACGTGATCTATGACGACGGTACTGGCGGCGGCCCGCTCCTGTACAGCTCTCCTATCGGTACCGAGCCGTCGAGCCTGACCGCGAGTGCTGACCTGACCGTCGCGGGCGGGGAAACCAAACAGCTCATGCCGCTATTCGACACCCCCGTGTCGGAAGCTGACTTGGCAGCCGGCGCGTACGACTACGCGAAGTTCATCGCGTACAGCGTGAACTATAACGATTTGACCAGCGGCAGTCATATCATCATTCAGAGCGGAACATTGGGTCGCAACACGATCACTGAAAGCGGTCTCTCGTGGACGAGCGAACTGCGCGGCCTCACGCAGCCGTTGAAGCAGTCCATTACTGAGAAATGGAGCATCGCTTGCCGGGCGATTTTCGGTTCGCAGGAACCGAGCGCCGGGAACCGCTTCCCGTGCATGTTCGACATCAGCACGCTATGGCAGGATGGCACTGTTTTGTCAGTCGGTGTGGACACGACGCAGGAATTCACGTGCGGTACTGAAGTGGCACCAGATTTCGGCGGTGCGCCTGGTGCTGTCGAATGGCTCACGGGCGCGAACGTCGGACGCACTGACGAGTCCGAGACGTTCTTTGCCATTGTCGATCCTCCAGGCCATACGATTGGTCTGACGTTCGGAGCCATGTTCCCGATTCAAGTCGGCGATACGTTCAGGTTCCGCGACGACTGTCCGCATACTCCGGCCGCGTGTAGGGCACGGAACAACTTCCCGAACTATCGTGGTGAGCCGTCGATCCCGGTTTCAGATGCTGGTGCAATCGCTATCGGCAACGTCAACAGCTCGAAGGTCAACGGATGACGCACCCGCTCGTTCTGGCCGCCCGCAGTTACCTGGGCGTGAAGTACAGGCACCGGGGGCGCAATCGGCTGGGTATCGATTGCGCCGGCCTGGTGGTGCTCGCCTATAGGGACTGCGGCGTGGAGACAACGAACTATGTTCAATACGGCCGCACGCCGTTCCAGAACGGCCTGGTCGAGCATTGCACTGCCATTGCCGGCGCTGCGTTGCCCACGGGCGCAGAACTGCAAGAGGGTGATGTCTTGCTTCTGCGATTCAACGTCGATCCTCACCACATGGCAATCGTGTCGACGGTCGAATACGACGGCGTGTCGACATCGAACATCATTCACGCTGATGGTCACGTCGGCCGAGTCATAGAGCAGCGCCTGACACCGGACATGACCGCTCGCATCACGCACGTTTTCCGTAAGGGAGTCCTGTAATGGGCCGTCAAGCATATCCAATCATCGGCGGCATCATTGGTGCCGTTGTCGCGTTCATCGCAACCGATGGAACGGCGACCTGGCAGGGCTACCAGGCGGGGTTCGCCCTGGGCGCAGCCATCGGCGGCATTGCCGGTTCCTATATCGATCCGATCCTGATTCAAGGCAACAAGGTCGGGGATCAAAAGTTCCAGGTGGCGGCCGAGGGTGGCGCGCGAGCGATCATGTATGGACGGGCATGCGTCCAGGCAACATGCGTCATCGCGCGTGGAAATCGCAAGGTGGTCAATACCAAGACCAGTAACGGTAAGGGTTCGTCCGGCAGTACGCAGAATGAGACGGTTCACTGGACGTTTGCCATCGGTATCGGTGAAGCAATTCCCGGCAGCTCGATTGCCCGGATTTGGCAGGATGAGACGTTGGTTTACGACATCCTTGGCGACAGCTCCGTGAGCGTTGCGGACAACATCAAGTTCGCTGAGAAATATCGGTTCTACGATGGGGCCGAGACGCAGCTTCCCGACCCTGACCTTCAGGTGTTCCTCGGAGAAGACACGCCGTATTTCCGTGGAACGGCCTACGTGGTATTTCCGAATTTCGATTTGACCAACACCGCTGAGCGTGTGCCGACGTTCAAGTTCGAAATACTGAACGGCGTGGCCGGTATCATCGTTGACGTGGAGACGTTGCAATGGAGCATTCCTAACGGAACAGTTCATACACCATCGCAATCCGTTACCCTGACCGGGCCGGCCGACGAACTGTTCAACATCGATATCTTCCTTACCGGCGACATGGAAGCTCGCATGTATAGCGACCCGAGTGTCACTGTCGTTGGTGGTGCTGGCCGTTTCATTACCGCCGACAATTCGACGGCGGTGGATGTGGGAGCCGATGCCTGGAGCGGTTTCAATATCTATACCGTTACCATCGACTCCCCGCCACAGACGTACTATGTGAACGCTGCGTTGGCCGGCGAGCATGTTCACCAACACGTCATCACTGACGGTTCCGATGTGTACAAGCTCTCCATCCAGGCGGCTGGTAACGCTACGATCACGTTTGCCGCTAACGATGTGAATGGCGGAAGCGACTTCTATCCGCAGTACGGAACTGTGCGTGCCGATGTCAGCGGTCAAGATTCGTCTAGTGGCACAACGATTTCGCTCGCCACTGTCGCCAGCGACATTATGAAACGCGCCGGCATGGTGGCGTCCGAGTTCGATGTCACAGCACTCGACAACAAGATAGCAGGCGTGTGCGTGGAAAATACTGTCTCCGGTGTTGAAGCGTTGAACGCGATCACGCAGCCGTTCTTTATCGATCCCTGCGAAGCGGATGGTGTGCTGAAGTTCGTCAAGCGTGGCGCGCCGGTTGTGCGCGTTCTCACGTTCGACGACCTAACGGAAGAACCCGATGTGCGTACTCGTGAGAACGCCATCGAGTACCCGGGCACTCTCGATTTCTTCTACCAGTCGCCCGCCGCAGGCTATGCCACCACGAAGGCCACAAGCCATCGCTACAGCCCACAGTCTGACTCCGGTGGTGAGGGCAGCGTCAGTGCTCCGGTGACGTTCTATAGCTCGGACGAACCTGCACAGATCGCGGCAAAGCTTCACAAGGTCATGTGGACGGAGGCGGGTGGATCGCTCACATGGAAAGTCACGAATGACTGTATCGATTTGATTCCTACCGATGCGCTGGGTCTGTCGCTGCGTGGCGTCGTGACGCGCGTTCGGATCATCGCGACAGAATGGGATGGCGACACTATCGTGTTGTCGATGATGGCTGATCGTCAGAGCAGCTATACCAGCGACGTGACGGGGATTCCGTTGCCCACGCCGACCCCTCCGCTGCCGGCGACAATGAGTAAATCGGTACTGGCCGTGCTCGACATACCGCCGCTCCAGGATGCAGACGACTCGCTGCTTTACTACACCGCGTGCAGCGGCGAAACGTCGGTATGGCGCGGTGCTCAGGTTCAACGCAGCTTGGATGCCGGTGCAACCTGGTCAGCAGTTGGAGAGGTAACGTCTGCGACGACCATGGGTCGACTGACAGCAACGATGACCGCTGCCGATAGCAGCTATATCGATACAAGCAACACGGTAACGGTTCTGCTGTTCAACACCGACGACGAAATCGCCAGTCTCAGTGATACAACGTTCCTGCAAGAGCAGGGTGGAATCGCGGTTGCGCTGACCGATGGAACCTGGGAAATCATGCAGTACCGTGACGCCGTGGATAACGGTGCCGGCTCGTGGACGTTGAGCTATCTCCAGCGCGGTCGAATGAACACTGTCGCGGGTGCCCACGCTGTCGATGCACTGTTCGTGGTGCTCGATACCACGATGCTGCGCCTGGCGGCTCAGACCGCATGGCTCGACGGCGACTTGAAGCATCGCGCGGTGTCCTACGGCGAAAGTGCCGACGATGCCACGGTGGTGACGACCACCTATCACGGGTTGACCGAAGTCGAATGGAGTCCCGCCAGCGCCATGGCCGAATATGATGGAACCTACGTCTACGTTCATGACATCGTGCCGCGTGACCGTTTCGGTACTGAAGTGAACCCCATCGAGAGCATCAATTTCAACGGGTATCGAATTACCCTCATTCATGGAAGCGACACAGTGACAGCAGACATTTCAGCCGGAAGTAACAGCGGGCACGTCGTTTCCGACCCGCTCAGCACCGTTACCACGGTAACGGTTGCAGCTCTCAACAAGATCACGGGGCCAGGTGATGCGATTACCTTGACTCCTATGAGCGTGGCAGCGGGAACGCTGACGCCTGAGGCAATCGTCAATGGCGGGGGTGCGTGATGTCGATTGACCTGAACGACCTGGCGACAGCTATCGGGAAACTGGTACTGCGGTTTCGACTGAGGCGGCGAACGGCCACTGCTTGGACAGCCGGTAACGAAGTGCTGCTCGATGCCGAAATGGGCTACGAGACGGACACTCGCAAGGCGAAAATCGGCGACGGTATTTCGCCATGGATCAGCCTGCCGTACTGGCCCAGCGGAAGCAGCGGAAGCAGTCTGAGTTCCGACAATGCCGGCGACGGCATCAACATCGAAATCGTGCAGCCCACCACGGGCGGCGGTGATGGCGATGCCGGAGACGACCCCGATTTCAGCAGCGTGGTGGTGCTCTGCCACTTCGACGGCACGGACGGAGACACAAGCAGCACCGACAGCGGGCCGCTGGGCTTGGCAGTCGGTCAGCGCCTGAACAGCGGTGGCAATTTCGGCGGCACGCTGCACACCGATTGGTCGATGTACGGTGCCAGCTCGATGGGCGGACGCTGGGGCGTGGTCAACAACGCGGCCATGAACCTGGGTTCTGACGACTGGACGATTGAGGGGTACTGCTACCCCACCAACGGGGTAACGTTGTGGTCGCATTCGTTGGTGGCAATCGGTGATAGCTCTACGTATCACAGCGGCAGTTCTCCGAATTACAACCCGATGGGCGTGTGGGTGATTCTCACGAACGCAGGACTGCTGTCCGTCGAGATAACGGACAGCACTGGCACGGCGCAGACCGAGACGTTCGCATGGGATCAGAAGTCGGGCTCGACGCAGCCGTTCCTGATCAATCAGCCGACCTACTTCTGCGTTCAGCGACAAGGCAACATCGTTACTGTCTATGCTGATGATCGCCAGCTCTATATCAATGGGTCTGGTACGTCGGGCATTACCGGAATTTATGAGTGGGACATCGGAGCCGTTACCGTTCACAGCCTGACCGGGCAAATGGTCATCGGTGGTATCCCCAGTGACACGTCAAGCGACAACATCACCTGGACGTTCGAAGGTCGGATCGATGAAGTGAGACTGACAGCCGGCGTGGCTCGCAAGACCAGCGCAGGCACCGGCACGCTGACTGTTTCGGCCGTGGCTGACAATCCTGCTCCGACTGCGGCTTTCCCGGGCTACGCAACGCCTGTGACCAACGACGGGCCGCCGATCCTGACGATCAGCAACACGGGCGTGCTGAGTGTGGTTGCCGGTACGAACGTTACCGTCGACAACACCGATCCACAGAACCCAGTCGTCAGCTCCAGCGGTGGCGGCGGTGGCGGCGGCGGTGGCGGCCCGTATCGATGGGTACGAATCTACATGGCCGCCAATGGTGGTGACGCCTACTGCGCAATTGGTGAGATTGAGGTTCACGCAACGGTTGGGGGTTCCGACCTGACATCGCCGTCGACGCCTGTTTACGCCAAGTCGTCATACAGCGCTTCACCGCCATCAGGGGCCGTGGACAACAGCATGACGGGACTTGGTTGGATCAACAACGGTGATGGATTTCCAACGTGGTACGCACTGGACTTGGGAACAGCGTCAGCCGTCGCTGAAGTCCTCATGTCCCCACAGGCAGCGGAGGGCGGATCATCGCGGCTTACTCGCTCTCCGACCGCCTTTATCATCCAGGGGTCTAGCGACGATACATCGCATGTCAATCTTGTAACGAATTGGCAGACTCTGTCGATTGTAGATAGCTACACGGGTTGGACAGAGGTTACGTTCTCAACGTTCACGATCTAAAGGGATAACGAAATGACCGGAACCGCAGTATTTCTGTTCTCCGTGTGGCAGGAGGGGTCGACCGAGAACGCGATCCCTGCCAACGAGAACACGCTCCACATCCAAGCTGCTTTCGGGCCGGCGAAGGATTTCAGTGACGCAAAGCCCAGCTCGCCGACAGCCTACGATCAGTACATCGTCCGCACCACGTGGGGCGGCTTCGGCGTGGGCAATATCGTTATCTATGTGAACGGGACATGGCTCGAATTCGCAACGTTCAACGGATTGTCCAAGATCGTAAACGGCATTCGCCATGTCAGAGTGAGCGGTTCATGGTTGCCGTTCATCGAATGGGTCGATGTTCCGGCTACCGCAAGCAGCACAGGCAAAGTCGGACAGGTCGCACAAGATCCAACAACGCTGTTGTTCTACGTGTGCATTGCAACCAATACTTGGAAGCAGTGTCAGCTCACACCTGACGTTGCTGCTCCCCCGCCTGCACCGACGTACCCGACACCAACACTGCTGCTTGATTACGAGGGTTCTTCGGTGGCTGATCGCGGCCCGAACCATCTTGCCCTGACGGTAGGGGGCTCGGCCGCGTTGTCCACGGCGCATTTCAAGTTCGGCGCGAGCGCTCTGAACGTCAACGGTGGCTACATCCGTGTGAGCGATAGCAGCATCATCACAGGCGTTCAGGACTTCACTGTCGATATGTGGATTTATCCCACCAGCGTTACCGGCGACATATTCCTATTCGACAGCCGAGACAACGGCAATGCGGATAACGGATTCGCGTTTTACATCCATGGCGCCGGCTATCTGGGTTTCTACGATGGTGCGACCTACATGGGCAGCGACAGCTCTGGACAAAGCGGTACAGCATTGTCGTTGAATCAGTGGCAGCATGTGGAAGTTGGTCGAAGCAGCGGCACCGTTTACCTTTTCATAAACGGGAACGTCGTTGCGTCGAGCACGACCAATGCATATCCGAACAATTTCCATTCGTCCATTGCAATCATCCACGCGGCGCAGTACTTCCCGGCAGGTGTCAGCCCGATGCCTGGTTACGCCGACGAAGTTCGACTCATTGTTGGCGAGTGCGCTCACGTTGCCAATTTCACCGCACCCACGGCACCCTATCCCACGTACTGAGGAACGCACATGACAACAGCAATTTTTCCGATGGCACAGTGGCTCACGGGCACGAATCAAAACTCAACGAGTGCTAACGATAATGCCCTGCGCATGGAAGCGTGCTTCGGGCCAGCGCTGGGGTTCGCCTCGTCTGCCCCATCGACGCCGGCCAACCATGATCAATACATCGTTAGCTCGGCGTGGTCAGGTCATGCGGCGGGAAACATCGTTATCTACCTAAGTGGAACGTGGTACGAGTTCACTTCCTACACCGGAATGGCTAAGGCCGTTGCTGGCGTGCAGTACGTTCGCGAGTCGAGCACATGGGCTGCGGCGCCAGTGTGGGGCACAGTTCCGACGATCCCGTCATCGCCTGGAAAGGCCGGTCAAATCGCGTTCGATTCGGGGGCCTTCTACGTGTGCGTAGCCGAAGCGCAGTGGGGCACGATACCGCTGTCGACCTGGTAAATAAAAAGGGCACCAGTAGGTGCCCTTCGCTGACTGCCGGTAACGATCAGGAACCGGTGTTGGTCTGCACCGCAGCGGCCAGGCTCGCGGCCTGTTGCTGGATGTCGGCCGTCAGGGCGTCGAGCGCGGCGGGGTCGCCACCGGCATCGATGATGCGTTGCGCGATGCCGTTGATCAGCGTGATTGCCGACTGAATGACGGTGTCCTCGGCGGCCACGGCTGCTTGCAGGTCTTGAAGTTTTCCCATGATTTCCTCGAAGATGATGAAAAGGAACTCGGCCAGGTCAGAGTTGCTGATGGCTGAGCGGTGGTCGCGGAAGCGCTCGTGGAGGCGGCTCATTTGGTTGTCCTCGCAGTGTGAGCCGGCCGATAGTACACCGCGTCAACTCGACAGTGCAGCGCGAGCCAGGCGTGCCAGTTCGGTAGCGAAGCGGATGGCAGTATCCGGATCGATATAGGCGCTGACTCGACCGTCGACCACCATGCCCCACACGTCTACACGGACAGAGTTGCCGGCGACGGCCGCGTCGATGCTGTCGGCCACCGTTACCAGACCTGTGGGATGAACACGCACGAGCGACGGATGAGGCAGGACAGGCAGCGGAGGGAGTAGTGGCTTGATCATCCGAAGATCCCGGCGATGATGAAGATCGCGATGAGAGCGAGTATCCACCAGTCGCTGTCCTGCTGGTAACGGTACTGATGACCACGCCCTGGTTGGATTCGTCGGGCGTGGTCAATAGCCTCGTTCTCGCGAGCGACCGTACGCAGCCAGTCGTCTTCCGGGGTCATTTCGACAACTCCAGCCTGACGCGATCCAGCACTCTCCATGCGCTCGTGACACCGGCCGTGCTATCTGCGTGCTTGGATTCCTCCACGCAGCAGCGTTCGAGCAGTGCCAGGAAATCGCTGTTGATCTTGGCGGTAACGGCTTGCGTGAACTCGCGCTTCGCAGCCAGCGCGTAGTGCGCGCCGTCCATCAGTTCTTCGGCCATGTGCTGGAGCCAGTCGGACAGCGACAGGTCGGAGCGGTCGAGAGACACGCCGTACTTGCGCTGACCGTGGGCATCGCGTTCCAGAACCTGGTCGACCACGCTCGCGGCGATGTGGCTGGCGTCACCGTAGCGGGTCATGAGCGTCAGCATGTGCGGTTCGGTCTTTTCCGGTACGTGCACGGGCGCCGGGCCGCCCTCGTCTCGCTCGGCGCTCATTCCAATGCCCCCGAATCGATCATGTTCTCCAGCGCCACGGCGACCGATCGTTCGGCGCTGTCCAGCACTTCGTCGAGCGTCTTCTTGTCCGGCCCACCCTTGGCAGGCGGTAGGGCGCGGAGCTGCGCCAGTGCGTGGTAGTCCGCCACGCGGCAAATCGCTGCTGCCAGCAGCTTCGCCTTGTGAATCGATGTTGCGTCCATTTCATTACTCCTGATGTTGTTGGCGCCGCGCGATCCACAAGCGCCAGAAATAGCCTCGAACGAGACTCCAAACGGTACAGATCGATACCGTTACGGCCGCCGCCTTCGCAGGATCATGGATGTTGTACATGACCACGACGGTGATGCCGTACGACCCGAGCATCCCCGTGAACGTGAGAACACTCGACTCCATGATAAAGCGAAGGTGGCGGCGCATGTCGTTACAGCTTCTTGCCGCCCGTCATGCCGCGCACGGCCGACGTGTGATCCGCTCGCTTCGAGTTGTACGCCATCTTCTCGATGATCGCACCTTCGAGGTCAAGTCCGAGTCCGCCGGCCAGGTCGAACATGCGGATGATGGCATCGCCGAATTCGACTTCGATGCCGGGGCGCGTGGGCAGGTGATCGTCCATCGCATCCTTGCGAAAGGCTTCGAGCGATTCCGAGACTTCGGAGTGCACGAGTGCGATCTTCGCGGCGACCCAGTATTTGCGAAACGTCGGGCTGTTGTTCTCGTTGTACTCGCTCCACCAACCGCTTGCGACGGCGCGTTCATGGGCTTCGCGTTGCAGCCCGGTGAGGGTCTTGATTTCGGTGGGTTCGTCTTTGATGGTCATGGTGTGACTCCGTGTTGCGTGCGACATGCACAAATCATTATCGTTACCCACTGGCTGCGTGTCAATGCTTAGGAGGGTACAGGGCAATGGTTGCTTCGAACGCGCGGGCTAGCAAATCGGTGATTGCTTTCGCGACAGCCGCATGAATTTCGGCGTCGTTCGGCAGTGGGAAGATTTCCACGGTCAACTTCGTCACCTCATGGTCATGATCCCAATGAGAGACGATTGTGCGAACTTCGATCATTTCGTTACTCCAGTTGTGGTTACCCGCCGATGCCCATGTCAAGTAGCATCTTTTCGGCGACGTTCTCATAGAAGTGGTAATCGATATCAGCCGGCAGAGCGTCCGGCAAATCCATGCACAGCTTGGCACCATCGGAGCCCGCGACCTTGTTACCACTCTGCGCGTCTACGATGTAGTCGCCAGTCGTGGTGGTCGAGTAATACCAGCGGATCGCTCTACCGTAGTTCATATCGGGCAAATCGGTACTCATGCGAGCACCACCCTTGGCACCACGTACCCGGATGAACTTGCGGATGTCGTTACAGCCACGGATGGTTTGAGACAGCAGCGTTCCCTTGGACAGATAAGCCACGACGGCTTCGGCGCATACGTCGATGTCCGGGTGCTTGCCAGCGGTGGCGTCCGGGCTGATGACCCCGCTGCGGCCGTAGCGACCCTTGCGCTTGACGCTGCCGTCGAACTGGAGGGATATATAGCTGTTGACCGACTCGGAGCAGAGCGCGAGGTATGAGCTGACTTCGAGCGTGAGATTGCAGGTTCGTTCCCACCAGGCCAGGATGTTGTCGCGGATACCCTCGTAACCATCGGGGACGAACATTTCGATACCGTCCGTATTCGCCGACATGACGCGAATTCCGCTGATGGTCAGCCGTTCGATCAGCATGAGCAGCGACAACTGTCCGTAGCCCACGGTAACGGTAATGCCCATTTGCGGATGATAGAAGATCGAGTGGCGCGAGAACAGCTTTCCGAACGTGCCGTTATTGACAATCTTGAATCCATCGGTAACGGTTTTGAGCGTGTTGTATTCTTCGCCGACCGGCAGCGTGGGCAACGTCGTTTTTGCCACGTCGCGTTCGCGCTTGAAGCCGCCGTAAATCTCCTGGAACAACGGCCCAAGCTGAGGCGGATTCATCGCGCTATTGACAATATTGGTCGGGTAATATGCGGCCACATCGGCGGTGGTTAATGTGCCCACGCCGGGAATGCTACGGACGGTGGTCTTTTTCTCCTTGCTGTGAAGGCCGCCGATACCCATGCGGAACGTCGAGCCACCAGCATGGATGTCCAGACCCTTCAGTTCGGGCGGCATGACCACGCCGGTCTTCAGCTTCTTGCCGTCAGGGCCGAGTTCTTCTGTACCGTCCGACAGCAGTAACGCTTCGTCCTTATCGGTCAGCGTGAACTCGCAATTGCGAACCAGCTCCAGAACGCTCTGCATGTACGGGGTAACGAAATGGACGTACTCCGGGATGATGCATTTGAATTTGTGGCCGTGGGCAAACTTCGGAATGATCGGTGACAGCGTGCCGTCCCATTTGACCTCGTAGTCGCGGACGCTGGGCACCAGGTTATCCAGCTCTACCCGGAGCCGGCGCGACCACTCGACTTTCACCATCGCTTCGGCCATTTGGGCATCCGACTTGCTGCGTAGGTCGATGCCATAGCGTTCGGATAGTTTGATGCGCAAATCGATACGGGACTTGATCGCCTCGCGGAGTTCGAGCGTCACGCGGCGGTCGTTACGGCAGTAGTTGACTTCCTGCGGGATGTGCGCGTGGTCGATGGGAACTTTGAAGTCGACAGGGCTGTCCTGCACCTTCTTGCTATGTAGGCGGCACGCATATTGTTTTAGCGTCACGCGCACGCCGGGAGTAGGCTCCATCACGTCGATATGGTCAATCCAGTCGGGGATGCGGAGCCCGTACTTCTTGAGCATCACCCACCATTTCATGCCACCGACGATCATTTCGTCATTGGCCTGTTTGAGCTGCGCGCAGTCAGCGCCGGACAGCGCAAGAAGCAGCATTGGCAAATCGTAATTTACGCCATTGAAGGTCACGACCGTGTAATGCCTTAGCAGCGTCTCGATAGCTCCCACATCCAAACGAGTGCCGGGGATCATTTGATAGTCCCACTCCGTGCCGGTTGTTGCGTCGGTTATCCCGATCAGGAACCAGTTGTGGAAACACTCGATATCCACGCCGGCTTCGGGGCGGCGTTGGTTCGTCCAGGTCATTAGCGTTACTCCAAGAAAAAAGGCCCCACCGTTTCCAGTGGGGCCACTCCATGCACACCTGACCAATCAGCCGATCTTCGTGGCGTGACCCGCTTGCACGAGTGCATCCGGCGTCCAGCCCTTGGCGATCAGCGCCTCGATTGTGACACCTTGCGCCACCAGACCGGGGATCAAGGCGTACTGCGGTGCGGCGGGCACCAGTGCGGCCGGGGGCAGCGGGAGGCCACCAGGAGCAGGCAGACCGCCCGGCGTGGGCAACGGCAGACCACCAGGTGCCGGCAGACCCGGAGCGGGCAGCGGTGCAGGGGCAGGTGTCATCACGGTCAGATAGCCAGCGGCCACGAGCTGTTCCGGCATTCCATGTGCGGCCAGGCTCTGCATGGTATGACCCTGCGCGGCCAGGTCTGCGCGCACCTGGTACTGCGGGGCCACCGGGGCAGCGATGGACGCGGGAGGCAGTGGCAGACCAGCGCCCGGCGTGGGCAACGGCAGGCCACCAGGTGCCGGCAGACCCACCGGAGCACCGGGAACCGTGCTGATACCGTCCGGGCGCCAGCCAGCGAACGCACCTTGACCGCCAAGCGCTTGCTGTGCGTCCGGGCCGCTGATGATTTCGTCTTCACGACGGCCGCCGAGGAATGACACCAGGTTCGGGTACAGAACGATACCGGGTACTTGCGTGCCGGTCGCCATGTTGGACTTCAGCTCGCCGTACACGCGCACCCAGTACCCGCGCTTGACGATCTTTTCGGGCTGTTGCAGTTCCTCGTGCGGCGCGAAGTGGCCTTCGTTGTACACCTTGATCGGGAAATTCGTGTCGAACTTGACGATCCAGTGGCCGGCGAAACCGGGCTTGGTCGCGACCGACACGCCCATGTGATCGAAACCGTCGCCGTCCTGGATCTTCCAGGAGAACTTCGGGTTGGTGCAGGCACCCGTCCCACCCTGCGGGAAGAACGCCGGCCACGCGGTCGCGGCGGCTTCTTTGAGTTTCTTGTTGAAGGTGTCCCATTCCGGGTTGCCGCCATCGCTGGCGATCAGGTAGCCCATTTGCACGAGCTGGGCCGGCGTGCCATGTGCGGCCAGGCTCTGCATCGTGTGACCTTGCGCGGCCAGGTCAGCACGCACGGTGTACGTGGGAGCACCGCCCGCGATGGACTTGGGGAATGCCAGGCTGAAGAACGTGCCCATGTCGGGGATCGTCTTTGCCGGGTCTTTCCAAACGGGTTGCTTGGTCGTGATGTCCTTGCGTTGCTGCATCACCAGCATGCCCTGGACGAGTCGTCCTGCGGGCGTCTTGAATTCAGACATTCCTATTTCCTTGAAGTGAAAGCCTTGAGGGCTTCGAGTGGATCGGTTGCCTTCAGGGCGAGTTCGCCCGTGGGCTGTTCTGCGAACATGGCTTCGATGTCGATACCGGGGATGGTGCCGCGCAGCTTGGCCGGCGATAGGAGCTTCACAGCGTGTACATCCACGCCGAACAGGCGGCCGACCTGTTCAACTTCGGCCACCTTCTCGTCACGCCAGCGTTTACGAGTTGCACGACGCTCCAGGCCGTAGCCGGGCACGCGAGTCCCGCGACGAATCAATGATTCGGCTTGCGCCGACAGACCCGTGATGCGGTGCTCGATATGCTGTGCTGCGGCTTGCAACTTGTGCAGCTCGTAAGCGAGTTCGTTCGGAGAGAGTTCGTGCGGCGTGGCATCGTAGGACGTTTCGATACCACGGCCACCAGCGGCTTGCAGGGAGCGGCACGCGTGCCCCACCGCGCAGTTATCGCATGTCTCGTTGACCACGCACAGAGGATTGTCGGCGTGGGCATTGAGCGCTGCTTCCTGCAACTCGGCGGCTAGGATACGCAACTCGTCACGATCAACGAGCCACGTCCTGACAGTGCCATCCTTGTGAGCGGCACGCGGCTGAATGATGGTCAGTTCCATTTCCGTCAGGTGTGGGAACAGGGACATGATCGTCCAGGCGTAGACCACGAGCTGCTTATTGCGCCAAACTTCGACAGGTCGAAACCCCATCTTCAGATCAGCGAGCCGGCCGCGCGTCGACGTGGGCAGCACCAAGTAAGCATCCGGCGTGCCGTCGCTGGTGCCCTTGAAGAACGCACTCGTGGGCATCGTCTGTTCCAGCACTGCACGACCCGGCCAGGTCATGAGGTACTGGATATATTCGTCTGCGCCTCGAAACAGTTCCTCCGTCAGCACTCGGAAGTTGGGGGACATGGAATCGACCGCAGGTTCGCGACCGTCCCATATCTCTTGCGACAACCAATGAGTGGCCGTGCCGTCCTCGCGCACATCGTTACCGCGATCCTCGATAGGTGCCTTGACCTCGGTACACAGGCGAGCATAGCCCGCACAGATACCCCAGGTTTCGGCCTTCGAAGGCCGCAGATAGATGACGCGACGGACGATCATCAGACGCCTGCGCGCAGCGACTGTTCCATCCACCAGGCCTCGACGGCAACACCTTGCCCGTTCAAGTAGCGGACGAGGTACGACGGCTCGGCGTGCACGTACTCGGCACGCGCGATGACCACGCCGCTTTCGCCGCTGCAATCGATCGTCACGCATTGCGCGAGACTGAATTTCATCTTGTCCATCTATGTTCTCCAGTAGTTGAGGAAATGAACGCCTCGAAGGGCGCACGATCATCGCGGCTTACTCGCCCAACACCTTCTTGAACTCGACCAGCACGAGCGCGCTGTTGGCTTCGTCCGTCGCCATCCCGGCGAGCGTCAGGCCCCAGCCGGCGAACGCGGCATTGACCCACGCATCATCGGCCGCCTTGCCCGGGCCGGTCTTGGCGGCCAGGTAGGCGACAAGCTTCTGGTATTCGGTCAGCGCGGGCGGCGTGATGGCGCCGGGGATCGCGAGGCCGCCGATTGCAGGCAGTTGGACGCCGGTCAGGGCGGGCGGGTTGCCCACGGTGGCGGTGCCGGCACGGGCGCGGAGTTCGGCGCTGACGGAAGCGAACAGCGCGTCCGGCGTGTTCTTCTTGCGCGTCCAGGAACCGTCGGCCTTCACGGACTTCGAACCCGAGTGGATGCGTTCGTCCCACGGGAGTCCGGTTGAATCGACAGCGGGCGGCGTGGAGTTGACGATTTCCGTCACGCCTGCGGGGCCTTCGATGACGCCATCGGCGTCGGCGTCGAGCGCGGCCGGAACGTTGTCGGCGCTGTCCTTGATCGAAGCGGCAGCGGCCATCATGGCGGCAGCGATGGTGTAGAGGATGTACTTGAGTTTGCCCATGGTGTGCTCTGATAAAGTTGGTTGCAGTCCGAAAGCGGACAAGCGCATAATAGCATCATTACCGTTACCGATGTCAACCATGATCGTTACCGCTCCGTCACACCCGCTCATCCTGCGCGGCTACCAAAATGAAACCGTCGTTCACGTCGACACTGCTTGGCTCGATCCGATTATCCGCAACATCATCGTGACGTTGCCGACCGGCGCCGGCAAGACGAAACTGATGGCGTACTTCGCCAAGCGTCACCATGACCGTGGCGGGTACGGCGTGGCTATCGCGCATCGTTCGGTACTGGTGGCCCAACTCTCGATGGCACTCGCGGAGGCCGGTGTACCGCACGACATCATCGCTTCTAAGGACGTGGTAAAGACTATCGTTGGTGAGCACATGGAAGACCTCGGCCGGTCGTTCTATGTGCCTGGCGCCAGGTTCAAAGTTGTCAGCGTCGACACCATGAAGGGTCGGGCTCCAGCATTGTCGAGTTGGATCAAGTTGGTCACGCTCGGGTTCACGGACGAGGCGCACCACGTCCTAGAAGAAAACAAATGGGGACGCGAGTGTAATCGTTTCGATAATCCGATGATGCGCTGGCTGTTGCCCACGGCGACACCCGAACGCGCAGACGGAAAGGGACTGGGGCGTGCAGCGCACGGAATCGCTGACGTTATCGTGAAGGGGCCAACGATGCCCTGGTTGATCGATCACGGCTACCTCACGCGGTTCGTGGTGCGTGGAGTAATCCCGAGCGACCTCGATTTGTCCAAGGTCGATATCGGGCCGAATGGGGAATACAACCTCCAGCAACTGCGCAAGGCCATCCACGGTTCCAAGAAGATCATCGGCAGCGTTGTCGATACGTACAAGCGCCTGACGCCGAACAAGCTGGGCATCGTTTTCGCGGTCGACATCAGCCACGCACAATCCATTACCGATGAGTTCAATGCCAAGGGCGTGCCATGCGAACTCATCACGGGTGAGGAAGACGAGGACAGCCGGCGCAAGAAGCTGAAGCGTTACCGCAAGCGTGAGACGCTGGTGCTGGTCAACGTCGACCTGTTCGGCGAAGGTTTCGATTTGCCGTCCATCGAAGTCGTGATGATGGCACGGCCTACCGCCAGTTACGCTTTGTTCGCACAGCAGTTCGGGCGCGGTCTGCGGATCGGCGTGGACAAGGCATATCTTGAGCACTGGGAACGGTACACGGTTGAAGAACGCCTGGCGATCATTACCACGTCGTCCAAGCCTGTGGCTTTAATTCACGATCACGTCGGTAACGTGTTGCACTTCGGTGGCCCGCCGACCGTGCCGCGAGAATTCACTCTCGACAGCACACGTCGCAGTGGTGGCCCGAGCGATGCGATCCCGCTGCGGATTTGCCTGTCGCCGACGTGTTTGCAACCGTTCGAGCGCTTCTACACGCATTGTCCGTACTGCGGCTTCAACGTGCCGCCGCCGCCATTGCCCACGCTGCCCGAACAGGTTGACGGCGACCTGGTGCTGTACACGCCCGAAATGCTGTGGAAGCTGTTCAAAGTGACAACGGTACAGGCTGCGCTGGCGATCCAGCCCGACGCTTATGTCAAGATTCCGCCGACTATGACATCACTTGCAGAGGTGCGCGCACGGCAGGCGAACCACAACAAGATGATCCTGGCCCAGCGCGAGCTGTCGGCGCTGATGCCGCTGACGATGCCGCCTCGATATAGCGAGCGTGAAAACCAACGCCGATTCTTTCATCACTACGGGATGGACGTGGTGCAGACGAGACTGTTGACTGCCAGCGCCACGGAAGAATTGATCAGCAGGATCAAAAACAGCTTGACGGTGCGATGACAAATAGTTATCGTTACAGCACTAACCAACTGGAGTAACGAAATGAACAGCAAGTCGCTCATCAGCGTTTGGAACCACACGCAACAACACAAGAGCACCAGCGGCGCGCGAGTCTGCGCGGCCGTGCTCCTGGGCCTGTACAACGGCGCTCGCTTTCCCATGGACTTGACGGAGCTGCGGGTGCTCGACCCTGACCTACGCGATCACTGCTTCAAGGTCATCTACAGCGACGCGAAGCACTGCCAGCGCGAAGTGCACGAGTGGCTGAACTGCATCAGCGGTCGACGCGACCTCGGCACACGGTTCGAGGAACTGGCGTGGGAGTACCAGTGCTTCAAGCGTGGTCGCTGCAAGGCCAGCGATCTGTCCATCGGGAAGATGTCTCCGTTGATCATCGATTATCCGTTGATCAACGGCAAGGACATGATCGACGATGAACTGTTCGTCGCCGAAGTCAAGCGCGCTGCATCGCTGATGACCGGCGTCACCATCGTGGAAGACGCCAGCGTGCCGCCCGGTGAACTGCGCGTCGTTCAGGACGGCAAGGTAACGGGCGCCGCGCGTTTCGACATCGACGCGCACCACCGCGCCGAGTCCACTCCGTTCTTCAACGACCTGGCGGGCTGACCATGGCACTCTATTTCTTCCTGCTCGCGCTCTACCTGATCCCCTCGGTCGTGGCGCGTGGACGAGGGCACCACAACTGGCCGGCAATTGCCGTTGTCAACGTGTTACTCGGCTGGACGTTCGTCGGCTGGGTTGTCGCGCTGGCGTGGGCATGCACCGTTGTTCGGAGTGCCGCGCGATGAACTTCGGAACAATCGACAACGCGAACCTGCGCCTGGTTGGTGATCCCGAGCATGGGATTCTGGACGTGATGGCTCGACGCGTGACCGTGGGCGAGTACTACGAAACTACCGTAGCCGTATTTCCCACGCGCGAGGAAATGGAACGGATGCTGGACGGTCAGCCGATCCTGCTCACCGTCCTGGGCAATTCGTGGCCGCCCGTTCGACTGGAGGTTCAATCGTGACCAGCGACGAACACAAGAAGCTGACGGCCGTTCGTGCGTCTCTGCGAGGCACGCGCTTGTTCTGCTTCGAGAAGAACGGAACCTATCTGCTGTACCGGGAAGTCCTGGACGGCCCCAACACTAAGGTGCTCACGCGAAAGTCCATCGACGACTTCGTGCGTGCCGTCAACAAGGCACTGGAGCCGGCAAAATGAAACAGCAGTACCTGCACTTCAACTTCCACAAGCCCACCCTGGCGCTGATCGCAGCGCTCGACGTGATGATTGCCGACTACGTGGCGCAAGGCTTCATGTTGTCGGTTCGTCAGCTCTACTACCAGTGCATCGCCCGCGATATCTTCCCGGAAGCCTGGATCGACAGCGTGTACAACGCGAAACAGGGCCTGCCGGCCGACACCAAGAACACGCTGAAGAACTACAAGAAGTTCGCTTCGATACTGAATGATGCGCGGCTCCACGGCCTGCTGGACTGGGACGCTATCGAGGATCGCGGCCGCCGCGTGAAGATGCGCAATCGTTACCAGTCGGGCAAGGACGTGCTGGACATCGCGCAGGCCGCCTACCACATGGATCATTGGCTGGGCCAGAAGAAACGCGTGTTCGTGGTCGTCGAGAAGGACGCGCTGTCCGATGTGCTGTCCGGCCCGTGCTATCGCTGGGACGCCCCGCTGCTGGCAGCGCGTGGGTATCCATCGGTGTCGGCGCTGCGCTCGATGGCGCTGACCCACTTCATTCCTGCGATCCAAGAAGGACAGGAAGTCGTCATCCTTCACCTGGGCGACCACGACCCCAGCGGTATCGATATGACGCGCGACCTGTCGGAACGCCTGGATATGTTCGCCGGCCAGTCGCTCAACCTGCAACGCATCGCGCTCACCATGCAGCAGATTGAAGAGACGAATCCGCCGCCCAACCCTGCGAAGGCCACCGACTCGCGGTTCAAGGACTACGAGGCCGAGCACGGCGACGAGTCGTGGGAGCTGGACGCACTGGAGCCGTCGTACTTAGTCAAGCTGCTGGAGAAGCACATCAAACGCCACGTCTCGATGCCGACGTGGAACGCACGGCGCGAGGAAATCGAAGCGGTGCGCGAGCGGCTGAAGATCGTGCACGATGACTTCCGCGACTGAACCCGGCAAGTACGACGAAGTGCTCATCCCGTTCCTCCGTCTGATGGAACGTGAGCTGCACTCGAACAGCCACAAGGGCGACCGGCCGTCGTGGGTCAACCTGTCGCGCGACGGCGCCATGTTCGAGGTGTACGACCACGCGGCGAAGCTGGCAGCGGCGTTGCGTGTGGATGACCACACCCGCATCATCGAGCATGCTGCCGACGTGGCGAACTCCGCAATGATGCTGCTCGACGCGTGGGGCCTGCTGGCGCCTGGCTTTCACAAGCGCTGGAATATCCGACCCGGCTGTACCTGTCCGGCCTGCATGGGGGAGTTGCTCAAATGAGCCTCGCACAAGCACTCATTGCCTGGGCACGTATCGAAGGAGTGAGTCACGACTCGCTTAATCGTCTCACAGACATCTTGGCCGGCTTCGATGCTGCACCAGCCCCTGGCGACCCGGACAAGCTGTCGTCCGAAGCCCGCGTGCAGTCCCTGGTGCGGCTCGAAGCGGCCCAGTCCGGTTACTGGCTCACGCGGAACAACGTCGGTGCCTACAAGGCCCCGAACTCCAGTCGCTGGGTGCGCTACGGCCTGGCGAACGAATCGAAACAACAAAATGCCCTGGTCAAGAGTGCCGATTTGATCGGATTCCGACAACGCGTTATAGTTAGTACCGATGTCGGTTCAACCATCGCGCAGTTTGTGTCACGCGAGTGCAAGGCAGAAGGCTGGAGTTTCAGCCCTAACGATGAGCACGAACAAGCACAAGCCGCGTGGCGAGACTTCATCAATTCGAACGGGGGCGATGCCGCTTTCGTTAGCGGCCCCGGATCGTTCGCTCGACCCGCACTGAAAACCCTGTCACTTCCCTAGGAGTACCGAAATGTCCAAGAAACCCGTTCTCATGCCCAAGGCAGAACGTCGAGAGGCCGCGCTGGTCGTCGCCCTCAAGCTCGCCAAGAAGGTGGGCGCCCGCCGCGTCTCCATGGCGATGGTCGCCGCCGCGCAGAAAGTGACGGCACCGCTGCTGTTCCACATCTTCGAGAGCCGCGAAGGTCTGACCAAGGCCATCCTGAAGGCCGCGAAGGCGCAGGGCGTCGTGCTTCCCGAGGCTGCGCCGACCGTGCGAGAGGCCAGGGCGGCGACCAAGAAGCCGCTGAAGGCACTGAAGCCGCTGGCGGTTCCGGCGAAGGGCGCCAAGCCTGCCAAGCTCGGAAAGCTGATCAAGCCGAAAGCGCCCGTCAAGAAGGTCGCCGCGCTCCTGCGTCCGAAGCTGCCGATCAACGTCGTCAAGGCGATCAAGAACAAGGAGGCCGCGAAGGGCGTGGACGGGATCAAGCTGAACGCCAAGTTCTCCCTGCCGAAGCCGGCCACCAAGAAGGCCGCAACGGTCAAGCTCGCAGCCCCGGCTGGCCAACGTGCCGCCAAGAAGGCCCGCGATGCCGCCCGTCGCGCACCGGCTGTGGTGTCCACGCCGGCAAGCAAGTTCGCCAGCTTGCCGGCGCCGTTCGAAGCCGCACTGGCCCAGGTCGGGGCATGACCGCACGTCCGTCTGCGCGAACGAACCGTAATCCTTGGCTTCACAGGGTGCTCGGTCGTCGTTCGCGCAGACGGACACCCAAGGCGCTCGATACCGTCAACGATCAGCTCGCGGAGGCCATGGCGGAACTCGCCGTGGTCATCGACTGCGAGAGCTATGCCTGGTATGTCATCGTCAACTACATCGCCGTCATGCAGCGAGTGGCCGCCAAGAGCCCGCCTGAACTGATTCGTGACTGCGCGATGGCCGTTCAACTCTCCGTTCTCCTGGAATAACGAAATGCACACCGACACCTGGACTTGCGAATACTGCGGCAACGCGTACAGCGACCAGCAGAACTACACGAACTGTCGTTGCGAAGGCATGACCGCGTTTCGTGCTGGTCGCGGCGTACCGTACTCGACGACCGAACACGAATTCGCAGCAGCCGAAGCCCGCGAGCGTGGCATGGCATTCATCGTGGACGGCAAGCATGTCAACGCCGACCGGGTGTTCATCCTGTCCGTGCCCGATACCGTGGGGCCGATCAGCGCCATGCGTACCGCGAAGATCGATGCGCAGGCTGCTCTCAGGGATATGGAAGCGTTCTCGGCGAACGTCAGCAAGCCGATGAACAAGGCACACGTTGAGCTGACCGGCCAGCACCTGTCATCGCTCATGGACGCCGTGGGCCTGGAGAAAAAGCCGCACTGGGACGATACCTACCTGGGTATGCATTCCTATATCACCATGAGCGACATCGAAGTGAAGGTGCGCATGCTGATAAGCGAAATGAAAGCTCTGATCGAAGCGAATAACGATCTTCGCGAAGTCGTGCATGGCCCGGCCGTGATGAAGCTGGAAGTGAAGGCCGATCCGTCTGTTTTGAAGACGTTCAATGAGTGCGTGGCGTTGCTGAAGGAAGGCTACGATGCCCTTGGCTGGCAGGAATCCTTGGAGACGGAGAATGATCGCGGCAACCTCATGCGACGAATCGAAAACTGGGTGTCTACCACACTCGGCGACTCTGACGTGGTCATCGACGGCATCCGCGTGACCGACCCGGAGCTGGCTGCTCCGATCACTGACAGTACGCCGGGCGTTACCCGCGTGTGCGCCGATTGCGGGATGCCGTTCACTGACGATACTTCGTCCATCTTCTGCCCTTCTCACCGCCAGTCGTGACCTCGCCGGCTGTCATCCGGCACCGGGCGAACCCGACCCGTATGTGTCCAAATCGTAAGTGCTGCTGTGCGAACCACATCGCAGCTCGTTACTGCCACAACTGCGGCTACAAGTTTCAGCCGCTCCGCTCACTCAAACCACGCACGGGATCATGAGCCTCGATAACGATTACGAACGGTTCGCGTACGACCTGGTGAAATTCATCATCGACCGTGGCGGCTACCGTGCAACCGACGAACTCTGCAAGATCGTCTCGGAGAAGCTGATGCAAGGCCCGAATTTCACCCTGTGGCCGCGTGACGCGGCTGAAGCAAATCAGCGTGCACGTGATCGAGCTGCCGCCGCTGCCATTCGTCGCCCGGAGCTACCTCGGCCTCTCACTGCACCTGGTCTGCCGCGTCCGTTGTCCACGCCGACCCTGCCGCGTGGGCCGCTGGTGGCTCCGTCGCTCCCGCGTCCACTCGCACCGCCACCACTGCCGCGTCTGCTCAAGCCATGAAACAGCACCATAGAATCGCAGCTCTCGCAGCCTACGGGCTCGGCTTCTGGATCACGTTCGGTCACGCGTGGGCGCACATCATGTTTGATCAGCTACTAGGCGCCCTCGGATGCGCGTTGTTCTGGCCGCTGTATTGGTCTGGTTGGTTCTGGAGTCACTGATGTGGCACCATGCCCGCGAGACGCCACCCTACCAGGGCTATTGCCGCTGCCTCTTCGCACAGGCACCGTTCCTGCATCATCGAATCTGGTGGTCAGGCGAGCGTTGGGAGCTGCGTGGGCATCCACTGGATACGACCGGCTTGCTGGCTTGGTATCGGTAACGATTTGTTGACTTCACTATTCTACGGGCGCCATTGTGCGCCCGTTGTCGCTCTATACTAACGATATGACATACCCTGACCAGTACATGATCTATCACCTCGTGTCGTGGAACGAGGAAAAGCACAAGTGGAACAAGAAACCAGTAGGGCTCGACGGTGCGCCGCTACCGACCGAGCAGGGCATACCGACCAGTTCTGACCGCGCGGCCGTCGTCGATACCGTCAATGCGCTCAACGCCGGCCAGCAGCCGCCGCGCTACATGCTCGGCCTGTGGCTGCACCCTGATTCGCAATTCTTCTTTCTCGACCTGGACGACAACGCGGTACAGGACGGACGACTGACACCGTTCGCTAACGCCCTCGCGTCACCGTTCGTCACTGCCGGTTGCTACTTCGAAGCGTCCACGTCAGGCCGTGGCGCGCACATCATCGGTCGTTACCATGGCGTGCTGCAACCTTTCAGCACCAGTCGTAAGCGAGTCCACCCGCATGAGTTCTTCGTGCGTGACCGTGGCGTCGTGCTGAACCCGGACGCCCACTCTGGCGACTGGAACGCAGACGCTACTGCGCTACTGCCGGCACTGCTCACGGAGCACTTCCCACCACGGCATGCCAACGATGAGCTGTTCGAGTTCAGCGACACCCCGCGTACCGAATGGCGCGGCCCGGTCGACGATGACGACTTGATCCGTCGCTTCCTCTCGGCCACTGGCAGTGCAGCGGCCCGGCTGCGCGGTTCTATCTCGCTGCCTGACCTGTGGAACGGCCGCTGCCCGCACAGCAGCGAGTCCGACCTGGCGCTGGCCTCGCACCTGGCGTTCTGGACGGGTTGCGCCGCTGCTCGCATCGAACGCCTGATGCGCCGCTCACCGCTGGCCGCGCACCGTCTCGACAAGTGGGACAGCCACCGTACCTACCTGCGCGAACTAACGATCCGTGAAGCCTGCGTGACGACTCGCACTGTCTACCACGAACCCGAGCGCGTGGACACGGCCGCCGCGATCCTCGGTATCGGTCGTCCACCACTGCGACCGCTCACTGCTCCAACTGCACCGCTCGGCATCACTGTCAACGGCGCACCCACTGAACTCCTGCCGCCGCTGCCCGCCGCTGACTGGCACGCGATGGTCGACCAGGCAATCAGCGCGATCAACAACGCCGGCACGTTCAAGGAGTTGGCTGACAACGTAATGCCCGGCCTCGGCAACTACGGCTTCCCACGTCTACACGGAGAACGCATCGTTACCGCACTGGGCAAGAAGCTTGAAATCTTCGACGCCAAAATGTCCGTAAGCCAACTCCGCGCTCTGGTCATGCCGCCAGCACTGGCCGAACAGCTCGCACAGAACACTGTCCCGGAGTGGGCGCAGTCCCTCGTGTACCTGATCAAGTCGGACAAGTTCTTCGACACCGCAACAACTGACGAGTACAGCCACGAAGCCGTGCGCATGGCGTTCAACCGTCACATGCCCATGAAGCCCACCGGCTCGCGTGAAGACGTGATCGTCTACCTGCGTGACCGCTGGCAAATCGACACCCTGGAGGACGCCGAGTACCGCCCGGATCAGCCGCCGACCTTCGAGCACGCCGGCAAGCGATTTGCCAACAGGTTCCTTGCCTCAACCATGCCCACGCCGGTTATCGGTTCGGACGAGTGCAGCCAGTGCATCCGTCTCCTGCAAGAGCACCTGTATTCGATAACCAATCGGCGTGACGCGATCTATTGGAGCCTGCTGTACTGGCTTGCACACAACGTGCAGCGGCCTGGCGTCAAAATCCGATGGTCGCCGCTGATCAAAGGCGTTCCAGGTGACGGTAAGTCCATCATCGGAGACCTCCTGTTCGCGGCACTCGGAGCTGCGAACGTCAAGATCACATCACCGAACACGCTGTCGAATTCCGGCGGCTTCACGGACTGGGCGCTCGGTGGCTGTGTCAACGTCATCGAAGAAATCCGCCTCGAAGGAAAAGAACGGCGCCGGCTGTATAACGGAATGAAGACGATTATCGGAGATTCCCGTATCGATCCGAACCGAAAAGGCAAAGCATCTTCGCTCACCCTGGTGAACGTGACGAATCACGCTGCCTTCACGAACTATCAGGACGCGCTGCCAACGGAGAACGGCGACCGTCGCTGGATGATCGTTTTCACGCCGTGGCCTGACGCAGACGGTGCAGCGGCTGCCAAGGGCCTGCCTGGGGCCGATAGCCTGCCTGCATACTTCAAGCGATTGGGGGCAAGCATGCGTGCAGAGCCGGGGGCGTGGCGAGCGTGGCTCATGGGTATCGATTTGTCGCCATTCGACGCTGATGGTCGCGCCCCGTTCACGGACGAACGACAAGCCATGACGAATTCCAGCGAAGATTTCACGGAGCAGACGGTACGTGACGTGATCCTGCAAGGTGGGTCGGGCGTGGACATCGAAGCGTTCTCGTCTGTCCTGCTGATGAACCGTGTCCAAGTTTCGTTGGGCGAAAAACCAGATACCAGAAGCTGGAACAGGATCTTGACGGATCTTGGCTACCAACAACACCCTGTCCAAATTTGGTGGTCTGGTCGTTCTCATCGTGCCTGGACGAAAAAATCACTGGAGAAGGACAAAATCTTGGAAATTTTCAACCGTTCTGCGTTCAACGTTCCGAGCTGAGAGCCTGAGAGAATGACCTGAGAGGCGCTAAGTTGTTGATTTGACTCAGTTTCTATTCTCTCTCTCTCAGCTCTCAGGAAAAAAAGAGAATAAGTGGCTAGCTGAAAAATATGCCCTGTTCTTCAAAAAGGAGGCTGACCAATAAAAACACCCGAGAGGCCACCCGAGAGGTTTTCCTGAGAGGAATCCAACGGCGTGGACAAGATCATCAACTTTCAAGGAGTTCATCGTGACTGACATTTTCGACTTCGCTGGCTGTGCCCAGTACGCTCAACCTCTTCGTGATGCCTGCGCCAAGTGGGGCGTGGATGGTGCCTCGGTTCCCTACTTCCTCGCTCAGCTCTCCGTCGAATCGATGAAATTCTCACGTGTGACGGAAAACCTGAATTACCGCAGCGACACGCTGCTGAGGGTTTGCAACGGCAGAAACGGCATCCACACCATCGACGACGCGACCGCCGTGGTCATGCGAGGTCACGACGCCATCGCTGAGGCTCTATACGGCGGTTCCTGGGGCGCAAGTCACCTGGGCAATACCGAACCAGGGGACGGTGCTCGTTTTTGCGGCCATGGCCTGATCCAGACCACCGGACGGTACAACCATCACGTGGTAAGCCAGCGAGTTCACGGCGATGATCGATATTTGGAAAATCCTGCGCTGCTGACGTTGGCCGGCGAAGCCGCAGAAGCTGCAGCGTCGTTCTGGATGGGCAAGAAGCTGAACGGTGTCACAGACGTGGAAGCGATTACCCACGCGATCAACGGGGGTCAAGAAGGGCTGATGGCGCGCCAGGCGATGACGCAGCACCTCCTGACTTACAATCCCTGACACAACGACGTTTGGGAGTCAATACCATGGCAGAGCCGGCATCGGCAGCAGCGGCGACGGTCACAGCAACAACTGTGACCGTCCCGGTATTGAGTTTGTTCGGCGTGAGCCTGGGACTGCACCCGGGCCTGCTGATTGCCGGTGCATTCGGCGCGTTCGTCGGTATCGTTCTGCTCAACACAGTTCCAGGAGACGGTAAGCCCTGGTGGTACGCAGTGCTGCGACGAATGCTGGTGATGATCGCCTCGTCGGTCACTGCGGGATACCTGACACCAGTCGTTCTTTCGATTGCCGTGATGAGCGATTCGATACAGCTCGGAATGGCGTTCGTTGTCGGTGGATCAGCGCAGTGGACGATGTTGGCGGTCATCAAACGCGTTACCCGCACAGTAGAGGGTGCAGCATGATCGACCTGTTCCACTGGCTCGCCAGCTTTGTCGTTTTGTCCGTGGCGCTAGCCCGCCTCGAAGCCATCAACATCACCGCTGCAGAGGTACGGCAGTGGATCACGAGGGCAGTGGGCTGGTCGCTGCTCGGTATCGATTCGTTCGTGGGGATTATCGAACCGCTGTTCGGGCGGATCGACGGAATCGACAAGGTGGGTCTGATCGGAGTGGCCCTGTGCGCGCTGTCCTATCGCTGGGACGGCGCAACCAAATACGAGGGAGTGCGTCGACGTGCCAACGACCATTAAGCTGTATTTCGACATCGCCGTGGGCCTGCTGATCGCTGGCCTGGTCGTGTTCGCCGGATGGCAGTACGACCAGCGGAAGTTGGACGCCGACAAGTTGGACAAGCTGGGCACCGCAATGAGCGCACAGACCGCTGTCCTGGCACAGCTACAGGCAGGGCAACAGGCAAGCGACGCGGCCGTGGTGGCCGTGGCAGCGTCACAGGCGGCGGCAACGCAACACGGGAGTGCCGTTCGCCAGCGCGTGGTAACGATGGGGAACAGCAATGCGACAATTCAACACTGGCTCGATACTCCTTTGCCTGTCGGTGGCTGCATGCTCGACGACACCTGTGCAAACGGTGGCGTCGCAGGCGCGACCATCGGCAGCTCTGCTTCTGCCGTGCATTGATCCGGTAACGGTTCCGTCCACTACAGGCAGGGATGTCATCAACAACAGCAACGCCCGGCAATCCGCTTACGATGCGTGCAAAGCACAACACGAGGGATTGATCCAGTGGCACAGGGATATGGACGCAGGACAGCCGCAGAACGCGGATACGACGGCCGCTGGCGCAAAGAGCGGGCCGGATTCCTCGCGCTGAACCCGTGGTGCGTGACGCTGGGAAGCGGATGCACGTTGATAGCGGAGCTGGTCGACCATGTGACGCCGCACAGGGGAGATATGGGGTTGTTCTGGAACCGCTCGAACTGGCAACCTCTGTGCACTCACTGCCACAACGTCCACAAACAACGCGAAGAGAGCGGGCGGCCGGAAATGCTGCGCGATAGTAAGGGCCGACTCATCGTGCCATCGCAGCGAGGATGATCGCCCGCGCAGGCGTCACGACGTGCAGAAACAGCATGGTCGTCATCTCCGCTACAGGGGCGCCATGGTCGTTGATATAGGCCCATGGGCGCCACTGGCAACGATCTATCAGGCGGATGCATGGTCGGCCGTCGTTACTTGTCGGCATGGATGATCCCTCGGCGTTTGCCGCGTTCTCCCGGCTTGAATCGGGCGCGCGGTTTCGGTTTGTCGGGCGCAGGTTTGCGCGTGGGTATGTTGCGAGCGCTCGCGCAATCTCGGCTATCGTGAGGCCATGATGCGAACCGACAGCCGCAGGGGCGCGGCTTCATTGCGACAGCTCCACGCGATGCCAGTGGGCAGCACATGCGACCGAATCGATAGCCCGACTCGAATCAAACTCCAGAACCCAGCTTTCGCGCCGCTTCCGATGAACGGTGCAGCCGATGAACGAATGCCGTGTCAACAAGTGGCGCACGCACACAGGGGACGCGCATTCCTGGGCCGCCTCGAAGTCAGCGTAGGCAACACCGGGAACGCGTGCCGTATCTGGCGTGGTTACTCTGTAGCGTGCCATGGTCAATTCCAATCCAAAACGTCATCGGGCGTGCGACAGATTTTCTCCGTCGACTCGTGGCGGATCATTTCCGAATAGTGCGATTCGATGAATGCTCGCGCACGCTTGAGCGCTTGCGGTTTGTTGCGTGCGCTGACGTTGATAGGCTGATAAAGCGAGAACGTGAAATGTGCGCGAAACGTTACTTTGTAGAGATTTAGCATTTCATTAGTCGGGCATGGTGATTTGATAAGCACCGTTGATGGTGCGATTGATGCTGTAAACCCGGCCTGCGTTTATGAGAGCTGCAATACAGTCAAACGCATCCTCCTGAATGGTGAATATGAGGATCATTACAAAGTGTCCTCGGTTTGTTCGGAGCGGCGCACGATTGCCACGATTAGTGCGATGTCGCGCGCTGCGTCGAATTCGACAGGGGCGCACCATGCGAGGGTCAAATCATGCGGCTCTGACGCGTTGCCTAGTCCGTTCCATTCGGGATCGTCTTCACCATGTTCGGCCCGGTAGGCTTGCACATCAGACTCTGACACCTGAAAGCATTCCAGCATGCCCGCATCGCAGGCTTCGTCAAGCGCATCCTGTTCATTCGATGCCCAAACCGCGCAGAGTGCGCCGAACTCGTGCCCGATAACCCAAAGGCCGACACTGTGCGGATTGAAGGCGTTTTCCTGGTCGATAGTGCGTGGCAGGATCACGTTATTCAATAGGATTTTCTCGCCCTCCAATTCGGCGAAACCCGGATTCTGTGCGAACGGGAAAGACTGACGCATGAACAATGTGTAGGGCATGATTTAAATCTCCGTGAGTTCGAGCAAAGCAGAGTTGAAAACATCTGCAATGAAATCTTTGACTTGCCGATAATTGCGACCAGTCACGCGCACATTGAACCCTTCAAAGCACGGGGTAACGATTACGAGGTGATTCGTCCAACCGCAGTAAAACCCGTTATCGTCCATGTGGTGAAAGGCGGTTTCCAGCACGATCCGCGACGGCCGAGAATTATCTATATCGATTTGCGTTCCACGGTCAAAACCGGAACCCTGGGGCAACAGGGTTTGGATTTGATAGAGTGCAACACGATGATGGGACCCGGCCTGCGTTCATGAGTGCGGCAACGCAGTCCAGGGCATCCTCCTGAATGGTGAATATGAGGATCACAGATCACGCCTCACGGTAATCCGGCTCATGCTGCCGCTTTCATCAGGGCAAACTCTGCGGGATTGTGCTGTTCCATGAATTCACAAGCCATCCGTGCGGCCATTGATTCTCCGCGCATAACAATCTGCCATGCCTGCCTATCGGTTCGCAGTCGTGCGACGACACATTGACGGTCTTTCGACCATTGCACGGGATCGTCGATTCGGCATACCTGCCAGCGGCCGTTTTCAGATCCGTCACAGTCGAAAATCTGCCAGCCTTCCGATTGGGCATGGACGTTGACTAGGTGCACAGTTTGGACGTTCATTTCGTTACTCCGATGGTGAACAGTGGGGACGTACAGTAGAGCGGCAATCCATGCCGCTCGCAGTGCGCCCTTACGCTGCGATCAGATCGAACGCCTTGTTTTTCAGTGCGTCCCCTTGTCCCCAATGGGAGGCAACGGCACGATGTTCGTCGCTGTACGCGCGGGCCTCATGATCCACGTAATCCGTTACCGCGTTGAGCCACCCCCACCCGGTGTTGAGGGAGGTTCCAAGGAGAGATCCCTTACCGGCGCCTGAGAACGAAGCCATGATTTTCTGGAACGCTGCGGAGTCACGCGCCGCTTGTTCGTCACGGGCGCCCGTGGTCAACAACTTGGCAGTGAATGCCTGCGCTTGCGTGCTGGTCACGCGAATCTGTGCGAGTCGGCGCGCGGTTTCGCAGAATGCGCCGAACTCACCATGTGCGGCCTCCACTGCGGCGCGTGCTTCCGCAGGCTTGAAGACGCTACGGTGTGTCGTGCGATGGCTCGCCTTTGAATCCTTGCGCGCCATGGTCAAAGTGTTGTTGCACACCGTGCGCACGGTCGTCCACCGGCATTCCGTCGCGAGGGAGCCATCCGCGCTGGTGCTCAACAGAGCATAGGGGACTACCTTGTCGCCTGAGCCGATCATCACGCCATCGGCAAGCTTGGCCGTCGCGAAATATCGGCGCCCGCCGAACAGGACACCAGCTGACTCGATTTGCAGGCCGCCTTCGTCTGCCCACTGGCGGAAGAACTCCAACACGGCGCGCGGTTGGACGATTTTGTAACCCTCGGACACGATGCCCAAATCGGCCTTGGTGTCATCACGGAACAGGACAACTTGCCCGTCGACCTTGCGGAATGCGTCCGGTTGTTGGTCGCCCTCGGCGTGACTGACAGCGAAACGAACGCTCGCACGCTTGACGCTGTAGTTCATGCCCGCAGCGGCCGACCACTCTTCGATGCTCGCGCCGCGCATCATGGTTTCGCCGAGTCCGTGCCACTCGCGTTCGGTGGAAGCGTAGGAGGCGCGGCCGATGCTGGTTTCGTCGATTTGGTGTGCCATGGTGATTCCTTGAAGTTAAACAGTACAGGGGAGATTCTGACGGACGCGGTAACGATCTGTCAACCGATCATGTTGCAGTCACTGACGGTGTAGCCAAAGCGTTCCGCCAGCGCAGCGGCCTGCGTCCTCGTGTTCGCTTCGCATTCCAGCGGGCCACGATGCGTGCCCATGCGGTACAGGTGCGAGGTGCCTTACACGTTGATCCGTGCCACGTTGCCGAATCCACCCAGCGTATGGACGGGTTGCGGCTCAGCGGCGCGCGTGGGAACGGCTGCACCAGTGGGTTTCGACATGATTCGTTGTCCTTAGAAAGTGATGATCAAAGCCGCGAGGATCGACAGGCCAGTGATGACCATGCAACCACTGACCATCGCGACTACGTTGGAGCGACGCACAGCACGCACAGGTGCAGGACGTTGCCACGATGGCACGGCAGCACGTTGGAGTGATTCATTAGCTGTGTACTCGGAGCGGATCATGTTGCGTGCCTCAATGCGGGTTGGTGATGCAATGACTATATGCATGTGCCGTGCCAACTCTGACAAATCGTTAGTAACGATCCGTTCTCATAGGTGAATGAGGGCTCTACTAGATGTGTGAGTGTCACCACGTGCAGGGTAACGATGTGACAATTCCTGTCAGTGTGACGATTTGCGTCACTAAATCTCTGACAATTCTTGTCACTCGCAAGCGGCATGCCAGCTATAACGATTTGTCAAATGTTGGCACCGATGCAGCGCATGCCCCGGCCGGTAACGATAAGAGTTCGGACGGATGACAAATCGTTAGAC